ATCCTTCTGGTAGGTGAATGGTGCTGTGCGCTGCGAAGAGCCGACGGCTTCGATGCCGACACCGCCGCTTTCGATCACATCGATGGCATTGGCCTCACCAGTCAGGCCGGCGAGTTCGACCTCGAAACTGGCACGGCCTTCCCACTCCTGGCCGATGAGCTGCGGCTGATATTCGATGGTGCCGACCGTGCGCGGCAGGATGCCGCCAAGATCCGTCGAGGCGCGGCAGGAGAGGAACGCGCTGCGCAGAACCTGCGCATAATCGACGGCCTTGGCGGCAAAGACATCGATCCTGACCTTGGCCAGAACCGATCGGATGCGCCGCTCGGTGACGACCGGCTGCTCTTGCAACTCGGGATCCGTCGCCTCACGGGAGCGGGACAGGATCACCGCCTCGCCATAGGTGACATGATCGGCCTCGCCATTGTCGACGAGCCCGAGCGGCGTCACCAGCGCATAGGGGCCTTCGGGGCGCGGTGCGCTCTGGTAGGCACGCGCGATGCCGACAAGTGGCTGATAGAGGGGATCGATGAAACGGCGCTCGTCATTGATGGCGATCAGATAGGTCTCAACGGCCGCCGATACGTCGTCCTCGGTCATCCACCTTTTCTCCGATGGCGCGGGTGAAGCCGCCCTCGCGGCGCGGCACGCTCTGAATGATGCGGTAGCGATCGCCCTGTTCGGTGATCACGATGTCGGCGGCGCGAGCACTGCCGTCGTCGCTCGTGCGCAGCTCGGCCTCGCTCCAGATGACGCGGTAGATTTCGGCGCGCTCGCCTTCCGGCAGTTGCGAGAGATCTTTTTCATTGACGCTTTGCAACACAACGCGGATTGGCTCGAGCAAGGGAATGCCCTCCGTCCAGCGGCCGCCCTGCCAGGAGCCGTCGATCCGCTCGCGCATCGCCGGCCGGGCATAGAAGCGCAGCGCCAGAGCCGACAAAGCGGTGGCGCTCATGGCTCGCCCTCTGGCTCGACCTTCCAGGTCACGGCCGCTGCCATGGCCGGACTGTCCGGCACCTTCTCAGTGGCGATCCGGTCGCGGATCATCTGCTGTGCCGCCTCGCCCAGTTTGGGCAAAGCGTCGGCCAAGGTTTCCTGGCCGTTCAGAATGGCCCTGCCCTGCTCGTGCAGGCGCGCCTTGAGTGCCGGCCGGCCATCAAACATCGCCTTGCTGATGAACGGCCGCGGCGGATTGTCAGCACCCGTGCCCTCATGCAGACGCTGGGCGGCTTCCGTCACCGCTGGAGGTGCACCGATGAGGCCGACCTTGACGGTCGAAGGTCCTTCCAACGCCGCTCGCAGCCGCTTCAGCACCCTGTCGGCATCGCCACGGCGCTGGATTTTGGTGGTGATCGAAATCATGCGACCAGCACCGCCGGCTGTGAGCGGCGCAGCAGTTCGAGATAATAGCGGCCGTAGACCGTCGCCTCGAAGCCGCTGCCGGTGATAGCGGCGGCTCCCGGGGTCGTGGCGCCATTGGCATCGGCGAATTTCACCTTGGTGTCACCGACCTCTACCGTCTCCACCGGCCCCGAGACATTCATCGTCTCATCGCCGATGGGCACGGTATGACCGCTCTCTCCCAAGCCACCATCATGCCCTTCCAGTGCCAACCGATGCGCCGCATAAGCGAGAAGAGCCGGCTTCTGATCGGCGTCAATCCAACTGTCATCGACGGCCGAACGAGCTTCATCGAGCACCAACGTAACTAGAACCGGATCGACGGCGGCAAAAGCCGGATAGCGCGCCGCCAGATCGACGGCGGTGACGGAAGGCAACGGCATGAGGAACTCCTGCGATAATACCAGCCGAAAGATCGCGTTTCGCATTGACGGCAAGCCCTACTAAGAGCTAGGGCTGCCTCTACGGCCCCGGGACCGGTTATCGTTCGTCGCGACATCCGATGTCTGAGTCTCGAACTGAAACCAGCCCGTTGCCTTAGCAACCTTAAGCTCCATCGCCGACGGCGCGACTTCGCGCTGTTCGCCGGGCTCCAACAACACCAACTCGTCCCGCGCGTAAAAGCCGCGCGGGCCGTTCTGCAGGTTCGTTACAAGCATGACGCGCCCTCAAATTCCGTCGAGGTAGCGCACCGATTTCGGTCGGCGAATGTCGACGCCGCCGAGACGGAAAATGCCCGGCACCTCGAACAGCATCGGCCCTGCCTGCCAAGCCGGCAGAAAGCGGAACGGCATGGGCATATGCAATTTCACGACCTCGGGCGAGCGGCGATAAGCCACCATGCGCTTGGTGCTCCCGGCGCCTGCCGTATCGAGGAAGCTGAACATGCCGCGCACGGTGAGTGGCTGGCCGCTCGAGCGCGTATAGATATTGTTGCGCTCGATCCAGTCGAGAACCGTCGTCGGGCTCACGGTGTCGAGCCGGCGTGTCGAAAGATCGAGCAGTACAGTATAAGGCAGCAGTAGCGTATCTGCCATGTCACGACCCAGCGTGCCGCTGGCGATACCAGTGAGCTGCGCATTGATATCGCGCAGAATCTTGTCCGGATCCTTAGACGCAAAGGTCGTCGCCGAACCCGTACCATCCGCCGGCGCAGTGGTTGCCGTCGGCGTCGTGGCATTGACGAGGCCGGTGAAGCCCTTGGCGGTATCACCAGCGAAAGCCACCTGCTCGATCTTCTCTTCCGCGACGCGGCGGGCGAGATTGGCCTTATCGGCGGAAAGATCCATGCCAAGCAATTGCGCCTTGCCCAACTCGTCAAGATCGTAGCGATAACCGATGGCAGCCATAGCCACCGTGGTCTCGAATTTCTCTCGGGTCAACTCCACATGCGAGACATCCTGCGCCTTGCCGGAAAACCAATCCGCCTTGCCAACACCGTCCATGGAGAAATAAGTGACGGAGTTGATCCATTCCGGCGCAGAGATGTCGACGGGGATCAACGCGGGATACTGAATATCCTGATAGCGCGTTTCATACACGGTCGGCTCGATCAAGGCCGCTTGCGCCACAAGAAAGGCCAGCGCCTTTTGCGGCGCATCAAGAATATGCATGGTCATGAACGGTCCTTTCGAAAGGCCTCAGGCGAGGCGGAGCTTGGCCAGCCCGGCGCCAGCGGTCGACGAATCCCAGCTCGCATTAGCGATCTGCGTGTTGGATGAAGCGACATTCGTGAGCACGCCAGTCCCAGGCACGAAATAAACCGGATCGTTCACCGCCACCGCGACCGAAGCTTGCACCCAGATGACACCCTTCCGCAGCACCGCGACGGTGGCATTTTGGGCGTAAACGTCCCCGGACTGCGTCGGATCCAGTACCGCGATACCAACAAATTTTTTTGCCGCCTCCGCGTCGGTCACCGTATTGTCCTGGTCGCCCTGAACGCAGACCTTGCCGAAGCCAATGCCTTCCGCATCCTCGGCGATCTTCGAGACAATCACCGTCGGCTCCGAATTGGCGATCATGCCTTCGAAAGTGGCGGCATGCGTGGCGGAATAGGTGGTTTGAACTGCGGGCATCAGGCCGCTCCCTTCTGCGAGGGCGCCTTCCAGGCGCTCCGGACAAAATCGACCATGCCGCGATGGGCCTTGCCGATGGTGGAGGCATCACTTTGGATGCCATTGGAAATGACGGGACGTACAGGATCACCACTTCGCTCGGCGATGAGATCGAAACGCGCTTCAATGTAATCGTCGGAACGACCGGAAAGCGCACTGTCACTCAGCACGTGCGCCACGACGGCACGGCGGATGCCGGGGACATCGAGGCCGCGAAGGTCGAGATCGGGAACAATGGATCTGGCGCGATGGATCAGCTCAGCCCGTTCCGTTACAAGAACATCCAAACACGACGGATCGAAATCGGTTGTTCGCAGCTTCTCGAGTTCGGCATCGCGCGCCGCCAACGCCTTATCATGGGCTCGCCTTTGCTGGCCCAACGCGCTTCGTACTTCCATGAGTTCTTCTTGAAGCGCCGTCACGGCAACAGCCGCGCTTTCAGGCAAATCGACGGCCACGCCATCGAGAACCACCCTCTGCAATTTCATCTCATCCTCTTGTCTTAAATCCTCATCGCCAAATCGGCAGATAGCGCCTGCTCTGCCCGCGGCAACGATGGCGAGATGATTGCCGCGAATATTGCTCTGGATAGCGTCGTAAACCTCGCCCTGAGGCGTTGCCCCCGCCTCGAACCGTAGATCGCAAGAATATCCGCAAGAGAGTTCGCGCTTGCCGCCTCGCACGGCGGCGATCGCCCCTTGATCCATCAAGATCATCGGCACGCGAATGAAGCCCCCCTCCCGGGCCACCTGATCCCCGGTCATCCCCACCGCATGACGTTTCCAATTCGACGCCGACACCGGCTCGATCGGATGATCATCGGTGACTGGACGATGCGCGAACGACGCCATGGCCGCGGCAGAAAAAACTTCATCTTCCGGACGCCAAACGCGTACCTGCTTGAGTGCCGGGCGTCCCACTTCATGGCCGGAATAGATCTGAATGCCGGCGCGCGCGATCCTGGCGTCGCCGACCAGGTAGCCGTCCGCGGTTTCCCGCACGTCGCCGAGCGGGACTCTGTCTGTCAGATTCATGATGCGAAAATCCTACGAACTAGCTTCCAATGGTCTCTGCATCGGCAAATGCAGATTCGATCCCTGGGAAAATACCGTCCTCGATCAACCGATTGCGCAAACCTTGGGCGAGGATTGCGGATGGAACGAGTCCACTTTCCTTCAATCCCGTTACGGTCTGACTCAATTTCAATGCGATATCCGCTTTCTCGACCGCGCTCAGTTGCCAGAGCGGCGCGAATTCGTAGTAGATATCTGCCGGCCGCGAGCCGAGCGCCGAGCGAACGAGGCATTGGTCGATGCGTTCAAGACGCGGCGCCAAGTCAACCCGTTGGTGAGCTGCGATACGATCGTAGTAATTGCGGATGTCACCATCACCCGTCGCGTTGAGGCCGGCCGGCGCCTGGCCCACAAGACGCGTCACAGGAATATCGGCGGCTCCAGCCGCAACTTGCAAAAACTGCCGCAGCAATTCAGGAAACT